GGCAGGCACAGCCCGTCAAAAAATGGACTTGCTCTCCACGACTGAGGTAACTTCTTCGGATTATAACGTCGTTAAGGCGCTTGTAAATGGAGAGATTGATACCTTCCTTGGTTTCAAGTTTATCTGGACTGAGGAGTTTCAGAACGTCTCAACCGCCTACGATTCGGGCACAGACATCAACCAGATCATTGCTTGGCGCAAATCTGGCCTGCTCCTCGCTACTGGCCAAGAAATAAATATCCGCATGGATGAACTGCCTACTAAGTCTTACAGCACGCAAATTTACGCCGCAGCAACCTTTGGCGCAACCCGCATGCAAGAAGGCTCAGTTGTGCAAATCGCATGTGATCGCAGCCCTTAATCTCAAACCAACATTAAATTAAAGGATAACTAACATGGCTGTTTTAACACCAACATCAACTTACACCGCGCAGACTGCACCCTCCGTTACAACCTACTTGGATTATAATGAGACGGGCGGCAAATTGCGCACATTTCTAGTTGAGGACATTATTTCGGGCACTGACGCCACTTCCGACACAAAGAAGATTCTACGTTTGCCCAAGGGCTTTACGATGATCCCCTCGCTGTCTTATGTGACGCTTGAAGACCCCGGCACTACCTTAACGCTTGACCTAGGCGACAACGACACCGCTGGCACCGACGCCGACCGCTATTGCAACGACCTTGTTCTGTCTTCGGGCGGAAACGTTGGTCTTGCTTCTGCGCTTGGCACATTCGGCGTGGCTGCGACTCGCCCCTTCAAGACAACTTCTGAGTGCGACCTTACCGCCACTTACGTTAGCGTTAGCACGCCAACTGCCAGTGCCAAGATTCTATATGTGATCGTCGGTACTCTTGAGTAATAAACTTCGTTTACGTCCTACGGCGTAAACTTAACCCAAACGCCCGGTAGTGCACGCCCACGCTACCGGGCATCCTAGCAATTATGGGCATGGTGATTTATGCCTAGCACATCCACTGAAATCGTCAACATGGCTCTGTCGCGATGCGGGGCTAGTCCTATCACCTCGATAGACGACAACAACGACAAGGCTCGCCTTGCCCGAGACTACTACGAGCCAACCGTCCAAATGCTTCTGCGTAAGCATCCTTGGAATTTCGCCATAACACGAAAGCAACTTGCCGCCTCAGTAGAGGTTCCGATTAATGAGTGGGCAAAGCAATTTCCGCTACCATCAACCCCGTATTGCATTCGGGTACTGCAATTAAATGAAGGCGTTGACGATTTTTTGATTGAGGGCAGAAACTTACTAACCAACGCAACGACGGCCAAGCTTCGCTATGTCGGGCGAGTCAATGAAGGCGAGTTCGACCAAGTATTTATTCGCTGCCTAGTTCTAGAATTAGCAGCCGCAATGAGTTACCGACTCACTCTTTCAGAGGCGAGCCGTGGAGCAATCCTGCAAGAGCTAAACCAAATTGCCCTCCCTGATGCTCGCAATGCTGACGCAATGGAGCAGCGCGAACCATTAACCGACCCATCGATAGAATCGACATGGGTATCCGCTCGCTTTAATCGCCTCACCTAATGCCTGTCTACCCGCTAATAAATAATTTCACAGGTGGCGAAATGTCGCCACTTCTTATTGGCCGAGTGGATTTGGATCGCTACGGAAATTCATGTCAGCGCATGGAGAACATGCGGGCATTTCCTTATGGTGGTGCATTTAAGCGTTCAGGCTTAGAGCATATCTATACCACAGTAGGCGAGACTCGCATAAAAGAATTTATCTATTCGACGGATACGAGCTACATTCTCGCCTTTAGTAATGGTCTATTGAAGATATTTAATGATGGCGCATATCTATCTAGCTCTGACATAGTTACTCCATATTTATCAGACGAAGTCTTTGATCTGCAATTCCTGCAAATTAACGACATTATGTATATCACGCATCAGAGCCATACGCCTCACAAGCTCTCGCGTGTCACTTCAACCACTTTCACGCTTGAGGAGGTTGATTTCGATGAGCCTCCATTTTTGGATTTAAACGCTACAACCACCGCAATCGATGCTTCTGCTACGACTGGAACAGGCATAACCCTTAACGCATCCGCTGCGCTGTTTGTGGCTGGGCATGTTGGCGCAAACTTTAAGATAGAGCACTTCAAGGAGGCATCTAGCCTCACTCATTTAATCAGTGGCATATCCAACAGCGGGCCAATAGTCGTTGATGCTGATTGGACATTAACCACAACCGGAACATGGGCGGCAACGGTGGCAATTGAGCGTTCATATGATAGCGGATTAAATTGGGATATTATAGCCTCTTTTAGTAGGGCGTCCGATGGAAATGTTAATTACTCATCTACGGAAGAGGCTCCTGCTTGGCTTAGGGTAAATATAACCAGCTACACCTCGCACACGGCTGGTGCCCTTGCCAGAATTGAAGCCGCTGCGGGATATATTGGCGGCATTGTTAAGGTGACAGGCTTTACTAACTCCACAACTGTTACAGCAGATGTCATTGTTGACCTTCAATCCACCGATGCAACATTGCGATGGCGCGAAGGTGCTTGGAGCGATTACCGTGGATACCCTAAATGCGTCAGCATATTTCAAGAGCGGATTTATTACGCTAACTCAACAACGCAGCCACAGCGACTATGGGGCTCAAATGTGGGCGATTACGACAATTTTGAAATCGGATCAAGCGACTCAGACGGTATTTCCTATGAAATATCAGACGTCCAACAAAACCCGATTCAGTGGATGCTTGGCGAAAGATCGCTACTAATTGGCTCTTCATCGTCACAGTGGACACTGGATGGCGGCGAGAATGGAGATCCCGTAACTCCAAGCAATGTAAGCGTTAAGCGCCAACCCTCTAATATCGGGGCAGAAGCATTGCAGCCCGTTTCGCTTCCCGGCATCACGCTATTTCTGCAACGTGGCGGAAGAAAGTTCCGTGAGCTGTCTTACCAATTTATTGATAATGCATATGTTGCTCAAGACGTGACCTTGCTTTCTGAGCAAATAACAAAATCGGGAATCGTGCAATTTGCAACGGCGAGCCACCCAGATTCAATCGCTTATGCAGTTCGAGGCGACGGGCAATTAGCGGTTATGGTCTATGAGCGCGGCCAAGCGAACGGCGGGGCTGGAAATCTTGTGGCTTGGTCTAGGTATACAACGGAAGGCTTATTTAAATCGGTTGCCGTCATCCCCGGCTCTCCAGAGGATGAAGTGTGGGCCGTAGTAAAGCGCACCAATGACGGGGTTGACTATCATTGTATTGAGCGATTTCGCGCACGCGCATCATTTCTAGAAACTAGAAACGACTGGTTTTTCTTAGACTCGGGCAGAACTACTAATTGCGATGCACAGATCAGCATTGGTGAGATTGAAAAATATAGCGTTGGAAATACCTTTGTTATTAGTGGCGAAACTTATGCCAATTACGTGTACAGAGTCGAAGCCACGAGCCATTTTCTTTCAACAGGCGATGTCGTTCGGATAACTGGAAGCACGTCGCCTGTTAATGGGGGGACTTATAAAGTCGTTAAGGTAGATAATAATTTCTTCTTCCTTGGCGAGCTTGTGCAGGATTACCCAGAGCTAACAGTATCAAGCATTACAAATGCTAATCCCGGAGTGGCACAAATATCAGGGGCATTCCTGCATGACAAGCAGGTAGTCTTCATTGATTCCCCTGCCGCTGGAATGGTGGAAATTCAAGAAACCCCATTGGAGGTAGATTACGTTTCTGGGACATCTTATGAATTATCGGAGGACACGACCGCCTACACCCCATTTAGTGGTACGGCTACTGCGCATGCGCTAATCACAAGCCAAGACTTAGAGACTGACAATGCAGCCGTTAGTGGAGGTTACTTAAACCCGGTCAACAATACATTCTCCCTTCCTGCTTACTTGGATGGCTCAACTGTTTCCGTTGTCGGAGACGGCTCGCCAATAGGCACCGTTACCGCTGGTGGAGCGGGAAGCTCGGGAGGGAATATACTGACAGAGCTGCCTGACTACTACTGCACAATTCATGCGGGCTTGCCTTATTCGTCCTATCTCCAGCCTAATCCAGTGGAAACGCCAATGCAAGACGGCGCAAGTAGCTCAAAGCGGAAACGAGTCTCGAAAGTTTCCGTGTTTTTCAATAACACGGTAGGGGCAGAAGTTGGGCCTGACGCCGACAACTTAGAAGAAATTCAGTTTCGATCAACCGAAGATTTGATGGACCAAGCCATACCAGCTTTCACTGGAGAAATCGAGAGCCACCCGAAGTTTGATATTTCAAGTAAGGCAAATATCCTTATTACTCAGAGCAGCCCGCTAAACATGGAAGTCCTCTATATAGCCCCCAAAATGGAGTTCTATACATCATGAACGCCCGAATGATTGACTTGGATCAGGATTATCCTAAAATCACAGAATGGTTTGAGCGCAGAAACTCACATATTGCACCAAGGAATATTTTGCCAAAACTAGGAATCGTAATCGAGAGCAATGGGGTTATGGCCGCAGCAGGTTGGCTATATATGGATAATAGCGTTGGCGTTGCATGGCCTGCTTGGTTGTCTACCAACCCGAGCATAAGCTCGATTATTTCAACGCGAGCACTTTCGCACTTAGTTACCGCCCTAGAGTCTTGCGCTAAAGAGCATGACTACGGGGTGTTTTTTACAATGGCAAGCCAGCCGTCAATGATTAAATGGCTAAAGAACAGAGGGTTTATTGAAAACCACTCTGAGATGGTTCAACTCTTTAAGTTCTTATAAGATGCCCGCCGCCCCATTAATTATCGCCGCCGTCGCTTCTACTATATCAGCAGGCGTATCTGTATACGGCCAGCAGCAACAAGCTAAGAGCCAGCAGGCTCTACTCAATTATAACGCCGCAGTCCGCGACCAAGAAGCGCAAGACACTGAACGCGATTCACGCATACGGGCACAGCAGCAGCGTGACGCTAATCGAAGATTCTTATCTAAGGCTAGAGCAATCGGAGGAACGCAAGGAGTGGTTCAATCCTCGGGATCTCCTCTGGAAGTGCTTGCCGATAACGCAGCACAGTTAGAGCTTGGCGCTCTTGAGGTTGAGCGCACTGGAAACATTCAGGCCGGACAGTTGCGCACGCAGGGGGTTTTAGACCGCATTGAGGGGAAATCCGCTAGACGTGCCGCAAATTATGCGTCGGCTGGCACTATCCTTAGCACCGCCAGCAAGGTCAGCTCGATGTATGCATGATAAAGACAAAAACTATAAAGCACTTATAAAATGCCACGCATCCCTCAAGTTCAGTCTTTTATCGCACAGCAAACCGGCCCTTCGCAAGCGTTGGCAAACCCAAACATGTTCAATGCCGAGGCGCAAGGGTTGCAGCAGCTTGCGGCAGGCATAAGTGATGTAGCGGATGCCGCCTCGGGATATGCGAAAAAGATAGAGAATGCGAACTATGTCGCCAAATCAGCGGAGGCCGACCGCAAGATCAAAACGGCATGGTCGGCTTATCAGGAGCAAATGCTAACCAGCCAAGCAAAGCCCGACGAGTGGACTAAAAACTGGCAAGACACTTACTCTAAGGTGTCGCAGGACGTTGACCTGAAATCACTTTCTCCCTCATCCCGTAAGCGAATTGAGGAGCAAATGAAGTCCTTTCAAGCAGATTCTACGAGTCAGATAAGCTTGCAAGCGACAAAGCAGCGAATCCGAAACGGGCAAGCTGAGATCACAATGTCAGCAGGGCTTGACCTAAAAAATGGCGATTGGGCGAGCTACGAGTCTAAAATAAAGGAAGGCGCTAAAGTAGGCTTCTTTGATCCAGAAACAGAAATGCGCTTAATGGAGGATGGGCGTAAGCAACTCGATTTCGAGCAGGCCAATAAGTCAATTAACCTAGACCCATTTAGCGCACTCGATGCTATCGAATCTAGAAGCGAAAAAGGGGAATGGAATAATTTTAAGGCGATTGATGAGAATCGCCGATTTGCGCTTATCAAAGAGACGAAGACCGCCATTTCCAAAGAACGCTCCGAAACGATTCAGTCTATCGTTGAAAGGCAAAACGGCGGCGAAATCATTTCTGACTCCGAGCTCGATGGAATGGTGCAATCTCGTCGCCTGCTTCCCACGCAAGTCAAATGGGTACAACAACAGCAAAAACGCGCTGGCAATGATCCCGAAATGATCGTGGAGTACGCAAACCTGCTAACGGCAATTGATAAATATCAGCCTAGCCAAGACCCGACGAATGAAAAATTCTCCGCCCTTACCGCTCACCAGCTCAAATTCCCATCGGAGTTGCGAAGCGAAATTGACCGCCGACTTAAAGACGCAAAAAGCAATTCAGCCATTAAACGCAAGTATTTATCCTTTTGTTCGTCTAGTTCCATTTGTAATTTTTCCATTGCACTTTCTTCTGCTACGGCATCGTTAAGATGAGTAGTGCCAGCAGCATTTTCATCGGCATTAATATCCATTGTTGCTTCGGCTGTAGTATTGTCAGCCATTTGTTCGTTTAAATCCTTATTTTCTTCCATAATTTTCGAAATTGTGTGCAAAGGTACGATGTGCAAAGCACTTGCCAAAGCAATATTTTAGGGCAAAATGACAGATAATAC